AGACCAGAATTTAATTTAAAAGAAGATAGAGATTTTACCTTACAAACTATTCAAAAAGGCAATGGCATTATCCGATTTAATAAATATTTTTATAACTGTCCAGATGTAGGGACGAATATTGGTGGTTTGCAAAATCTATACAAAGAAAAAAAAGATGAAGAATCAGCAAAAAAAATGTGTTATGAATGGTATCCTTATGTAACTTTGAAAAAAAAGGGTAATAGAGTAGATATGAAAACAGATATGAAAGGACTTGCAACTGCTTATAAAAAAATAATCAAATGAAAAGAATTGATTTAAAACAATTAGACCACTCGGTTAAGATTGGAGACAACTGCCAATACATAGAGCCGAACGTAACTGAAGATTCTATTTTCTACCTTGATGGTGAACCAATAGGATTCTACCTTACAAAGATGCCAGAGAAGATGTGTAAGTTAGCAGACCTAGCGAATGCAGAACTGAGAAGTAAGAACGTACCTAAAACAGAAATGAAGAGGTCAAGTGGTTTACATAATGCAGAGAAAGAAGTATTGCAATATTCTACCATCATTGGTTCTATTCCTCCAAAGCCATTGATGAGAAGACCATATCCAAGTATTTCAAGTGTGCATTCAGTAAAAACTGCTCAAACATTTATCAAAGCAATGTTACTGCTATCTATCGAAAGTGAGAAATTAATCAAGGAGTTATTGCCAAAACAACACGAACAACAAATGCAACTATTCTCAGAGTTGTCAGATAAATGGAAGTTCGGAAATATCTTTACAAGTTCAATTTCAAATTATAATATCTCTGCACCATTTCATAGGGATGTTGGTAACATAGTAGGAGCAGTAAACGTAATCATCTGTAAAAGATTAAACTCAAAAGGTGGTGACTTACACGTTCCAGATTATGGAGCAACGATAGGTCAACAAGACAATTCAATCTTAGTATACCCTGCTTGGAGAAACCTGCACGGAGTAACTCCAATCTTACCAACCCACGAAGGAGGATATAGAAATTCATTAGTATTCTACCCATTGAAAGCATTCAAAGGACTTAAATAACATTATGACAAAAACTGACATTACAAAAAAGGCAATGATAGAAGCCTTAGAAAAATCATTAGGAATCGTAACGACTGCCTGTAAGTCTGTGGACATCGCCAGGCAAACGCATTACGAATGGTTAAGAGAAGACCCGAACTATAAAGAGCAAGTTGAAAGCATTGTAGATATGGCGATTGACTTTGCCGAATCACAGTTGAACCAATTAATCCAGGGTGCGAAACATCAAGTGGTAACGAACAAGGGAGATATAGTTGAAATCAAAGATGCACCGAATGCGACATCAATTATATTCTTTTTGAAAACCAAAGGTAAGAAGCGAGGTTATGTAGAAACTACTGAAACCATATTCACAGAAAAGGAAATCTTTAAGTCATTGGATATAGATGTTCCAAGCGATTATGGCACAACGATAGATACGATATAGATGTTTCAAAAGACAACTGCACAATCTAAGATATCCCAACTCAAGAAAAGGGTAAGAGTAGTTCAAGGAGGAACATCAAGTTCCAAGACCTATTCAATCCTCCCTTTATTAATTGACTATGCGGTTAAGAATCCGTTAGCTGAGATAAGTATTGTCTCGGAATCAATACCACATTTGCGCCGAGGAGCGATGAAAGATTTTATAAAAATTATGATTCAGACAGGCAACTTCAGAGATGCCCACTTTAATAAGTCTAATCTTAAATATGTATTCGCTAATGGTTCTTTCATTGAGTTCTTCAGCGCTGACCAACCCGATAGGTTAAGAGGAGCAAGGAGAGATATCCTATTCGTGAACGAGTGTAACAACATAGCCTTTGAATCTTACCATCAGTTAGCCATAAGGACTAAGAAGTTCATATACCTTGACTATAATCCGACCTCGGAGTTTTGGGTACATAGTGAATTACTTGAAGATGCAGAGACTGACTTCATTATTCTAACGTATAAAGACAATGAAGCACTTGACCCTTCGATTGTCAAGGAGATTGAAAAGGCAAAGGAGAAAGCAAAGACATCATCATATTGGGAAAATTGGTGGAAGGTTTATGGACTCGGTTTACCAGGATTGGTTCAAGGAATAATATTTCCAGATTGGAAGGTAATAGATATCTTACCTGCTGAAGCCAGGTTGTTAGGTGTAGGAATTGACTTTGGTTTTACTAATGACCCGACCACGGCAATAGCACTTTATAAGTATAACGATGAATATATTTTGGATGAGTTACTTTATTCAACAGGGTTATTAAACAGAGATATCTACAACCGACTTAAAGATATTCGATGTATGATAGTAGCAGATAGTGCCGAGCCTAAAAGTATTCAAGAGTTACAAGTTTATGGATTGAACATTATCGGTGCAGTCAAAGGTGCTGACTCAATCAACCACGGCATCCAATTGCTACAAGGTGAATCAATCAAGATGACTGCGAGAAGTACTAACCTAATTAAAGAAGCGAGGAATTATAGTTGGGATAAGGATAAGTTCGGAAACTCAATCAGTAAACCCATTGATACATACAACCATTGCATTGATGCTACGAGGTATGTTGCCTCATCAATAATAAAAAAGAATGTCGGTAAATACAGATTCGCATAAAATATATTACCTTTGAAATATGAATAGTTATAAAGACCTTTCGATATTAAAGTTCCAAGAGATTCACAATGCTATCTTAATCAGCGAGGGTAATGAGATTAGAGAAGCCTACAACGTGTTATCGGTTATTACAGAGGTAAGCGTAGAGACCTACAAGGCTATGAAGTATAAAGACTTTCAGAAGGAGTGTGAGAAGATAGCTTGGTTGAGTGATGCGCCATTGCCAGACAAGTATGTTAATGAGTTTGAATGCCAGGGTGAAAAGTTCACTATCGTACAACACGCTACCGATTGGACAACTGAACAGTTTATCTCTATGTCAACGCTAACCAAAAGCAAAGAGCAGATAGTAAACAACATTCACTTAATCCTTGCCACACTAACGAAGGGTTGTGATACTATGACAGAACATAACAGAAGGTCTGCATTGTTTCAGAATCATTTGAGTATAGAGGTAGCTTATCCAACCGCCTTTTTTTTTGCTCAGTTCTTAGCAACATTATCTCAGACTTCCCAATTCTCTTCTCACGTGAAGAGGAAGTTGAAGTCAGCGAAAGCGATAGGAAAGTCAAAGAAGATGCCGAATGGTTCACAAGAAAGTGGAGTTGGTATTATACGATAGACAAAGTGATGACAAAAGGGGATAGAACGAAGATGGAATTTTACTTCAAGATGAATGTCTACGAATTTCTAAATCACCTTTGCTACTTACAAGATAAAACCGATAGTAAACAATGAGCGCACTAACACAAGAGATGATGCAGGTAACTGCTAAGGTACTTCAAGAATGGGGGATGGAAGCGACTGCTGAGATGCAGAAGTTATTATTAGCCAGAGTAAAGAGGGGTAATAAAACTGACAACCTATTAGCCAGGTCAATTATATTCGATGGAAGCAAAGTAACTACTCAAGGGACTACTGCTATTTGGAATCTAAACGACTATTGGGTATACGTTGACTTAGGTGTTAAGGGTGTAAAGAATAAATCAAAGACTTATACATCGCCAGACTATCCTGCAGGTTTTAAATTTAAAACATTAGGAGTTGGATTTAAGATGCTCCACGCATTCACAGACTACATAGCAAGGAAAGGTATCAAGGTTATTACTGAACCTGGCGAAAGAGTTATTGAAGCACAGTTCTCAATGGCACACGCAATGGCAAAGGCAGTAAAGAAGAAAGGTCTGGATGGCACAAGGTTCTACTCTGATGTATTCAACGAAAAGGGATTCAAACGATTGAATGATAAACTTCAAAGAGCGTTAGGTGTAGAGATAGAGATTAAAATAATTCAAGAGTTCAAAGATTAAAGATATTTGTGAGGTTGGATTTTCATTTTTTAAATTAGCAGACAGCCATCTTTCGGGATGGCTTTTTGTTTAAACACTATTTCCCGAAATTGTCATATACTATTATGGCAGTTAACTTCATCCAATACCCTGATGAGATTGTTTCGGGATTCAACGAAATGAATTTTATAGCAAGTTCAAACATTGCAGGGCAAAAGTCATTCAAATTCAAATCTAAACTATTGGACTCTGTAGGTGTAACGATAGCAGAGTTCTATCACTTAAAGCAACCTACCTATGGCACATTATTATTTGACTCTCATAGAACGATTGAGAACTATCTTAGCTATGACATAAGTAATCTAATCGCAGGTACAACAGGATGGCAAAAGGGAGTAAACGTATTCAAGAAGTTTAAACTTAATGTTCAAGAGTTCATTGGTGCAAATGGAACGATGGCATCTGGATTCTATGCCTCAGCAGTTACTCCCGATATTATAGCAGTCAACAGTTCAATGAATTGGCAGGATTGGATTAACTTCGGAATATTAGGTGGAAGGAATGTAGGGACATCAACAAGAAAGTGGATGACTAACCAACCGACCAGAGTTAAGTTAATGCTTACCGATAGTTACGAGTTAGGTACAATGGTACTTGCTCCACAAGAGGTTAAGTATCTACAAGTAGAAACATATAACTTCGCTAATACTTTAGTTCAAACGGCAACGATTAACAATGCCTACTATACTATTCCCGATGATGGTTCAAAGTTTCCTTCCATTACTTGTGGCCCTGTAAACTTAAATGCAACTTCATTGACAACAGGTAGCCAACCATTAATTACAAGTGCAACTAAATATTACCGAGTGGCAACCTTTGATAGTTCCAACGCTCAGAACATTGAATGGAAAGAATTTGAACTTGACCAAGATTGTTTACGAGAATCTTACAACCGACTTTACTTCCTTAATTCATTGGGTAGGTTTGATGCATTCAACTTTACGCAGGTAAGCGAAGACAACATAGAAGTCGGAAAGTCAAACTACGATAAGTTAATGGGTACTCTTTCATTGGGTAGCTTTACGCATAGCACATACGAAAGAAAGACAAGTGTATTCCACTCAAAGATAAAACAGAAGTATAAGATACGGAGTGGGTTCGTAGATACTGCGACTGCCTTTTGGTTGAAAGAGTTAATAGCAAGTCCATTGGTCTATATGATAGTACCAATTAATACAGGTAACACCTGGGTAGCAATCAATATTGATGAGACAAGTTATACATCTAAGAAAGTAATCTCAGACAAGCTATTCAACATTGAATTAAATATAAGTTTAAGTAACGATAGCCAAAGACAACGACTATAATGCGCAACGAATTACTAATAGGTTACTCAACGGATGAGATGTTTAGCATTGATACGATTGAAGGACTTGATATAAACATCACTAAGAATATTTACTCTATTGAAGACCCGAGTAAACGACTGAGCGACTTTACAAAAACTATTGAAGTACCAGGTAGTAAGAATAACGATAACATCTTCGGTGCTTTGTTTGATGTGAATTTCCACATACGAGATGCTCAACAATTAAACCCAGACTTCAACCCTTCAAGAAAAGCAGTCTGCCAATACATTCAAGATGAACACGTACAGATAGATGGCTATTGTCAACTAACCGATATTAAAATACTGAATGAGAATAAGGTAATCTATGTGATAGTAATCTATGGGCAGAATGCTGACTTATTCAGCAAGATAGGGGATAAGACCTTAAACGATATTACAGGTTATGGAGCTACCTTAGACACTCCGATAACAACAGGTACTTTTAATTGGAACGATACGGAGATTCAAGCAAGTTGGGTAAATGCTTCCAATGGGTACTTATACTATCCGATGTTGAATAGAGGGTTAGGATTTAGCCATAGACCTTCTACCACTTATTTAGGTGGTGCGTGGGGAGTAGACTATAACTTCTTTAAACCCTGGGCATATGCTCGTACTCTCTTTACTTCGATATTAAAAGAGGCAGGTTTTAATTGGACAAGTACTTTTTTAAATGATGCTTTATTCAAAAAGTTAATTGTTGAATGCGATATCAATAAGTTTATAACGGCACAAGCTACGATGTTATCAAGTCAAAGTGAAGCCTTAACAACATCTACTTATAGCAGGTCAATGGGTATTGATGGAAACCAATATATCTATGACCATTACTATTGGACATTTAACTCAGTTATTGCAAATGGATTCAGTGAATATGATGCCTCAACAGGAACGATAACAGTTTCAAGAGAAGGCAAACACGATTTAAATGTAGAGTTACATACTGCCATTACATCAACTCCTGCAATCTATCCTATAACTCAAATATTAGTTATTAAGAAAGTAGGAACTACCTATACTCCTATTGCATCAAGAACTTTTAAAAGTAGTACAAATGCCGACTTTGTATTTTCACTTACCGATGATTTTAAAGTTGGTGACCAGATAAGAATATGTGTAAGACTATCTGAACAGAATGGAACTATCTCTGCGAACACAGTTACCATTACAGGAGCGAAGACAAATAAATTTACTTTCAACGAAGTGGGTAGGTTTATGTATGGAACAGTCAACGATATAAATGATATCTTCTATCCAA